GGTTACGCGCGACCCCGATTGATTTCTAGCGACAGATGTGGGATCCTTGCTTTAATTTAATCAGGGCGGCACCCAATGAAGCATCAGATAGAATATCTTGAGGTTAAAAGCTTAATACCTTACGCACGAAATTCGCGCACCCATAGCGATGAACAGGTGGCGCAAGTAGCAGCATCTATTAAGGAATTTGGCTTCACCAATCCTGTCTTGGTTGACCAGGATGGAATGATAATCGCGGGGCATGGCAGAACGCTCGCCGCCCAACGGTTGCAAATGAAAGAGGTTCCCTGCCTTAGATTAAGTCATTTATCGGAGGCTCAGAAACGCGCTTACGTTATCGCTGACAATAAACTGGCACTGAACGCCGGGTGGGATGATGAGCTTTTGGCGGTAGAATTGCGCGATCTAAAGGATAGCGATTTCGATCTTTCGCTGACGGGTTTTGGCGATGACGAACTTGATTTATATTTATCCGGTCTTGATTTTGAGCCCGGCACAGAGGCAGACCAAGGGCGCTTAGATCAACTTGATCCAAAATTTGTTACATGCCCGAATTGCAAAAATAAGTTTGATTTGAGGGAACATGAGTAAAACCGATTTGCGCATAAATTGGGCTAATCATGCAGCGGCTAAATATGCCTGCGAGAATTGGCATTATAGTAGGTGTTTGCCAGCGGGCAAGCTGGTCAAGGTCGGCGCATGGGAGCAAGGAAAGTTTATCGGGGTTGTATTATTCGGGAGAGGGGCAAGCCCGACCCTTGGAAAGAAATTTGGCTTGGGCCAAGATCAATGCGTTGAGTTGGTGCGCATAGCGTTGACAAAGCATAAGATCGAAGTCTCAAGAATTTTAAAAATGGCTATGAATTGGCTATACAAAACGAACCCAAAACTGCGGCTTGTCGTATCGTTTGCGGATCCTGATAAGGGGCATCATGGCGGGGTGTACCAAGCTGGAAATTGGATATATTGCGGCGACAGCCCGGAAACAGTTGAGCTTTTCGTCAAAAAAAGGTGGGTCCACTGGAGAGGTGGTTTTTATGAAAAAAACAAAGATACGCCGCGCAGAAAAATGCCGGGAAAGCACAGATACCTAATGCCACTTGACGCAGAAATGCGAAAACGTATTGTCCCATTATCTAGACCTTATCCAAAGCGTGCGAAGCAGGCGATGACCGGCGACCAGTCGGCACAGCGGCAGGGCAGCACTGACCCGCACGCTCCATTGGGTCAATAGATGGCAGACCCACAAACCTTTCCGCTTGATACTATTAGCAAGCTTCTAGACCTTACACCCCAGCGGGTTACGCAGCTTGTAAACGAGGGAATTATTCCACGAGAATCGCGTGGGCGTTATGCCTTGGTTCCTGTTGTGAGGGCTTACATCCAATATCTGCGCCAGCGAGCGATTAGATCCGATTTGCCAACCGGGGATGATTACGCGACCCACCGGGCGCGGCTAACTAAAGCCAAAGCTGACATGGCTGAGATGGAACGGGAGCAGATGGCGAATAGGCTTATCCCGGCTGACGATGTGGAAAAGGCTTGGTCTGATGTTATCTCAAATATGAGGCTGAAGGTTTTAGCGATTCCAACTAATGCGGCGGCAGATACGCAAGCCGCGACCAACTTGGCAGAGGCCAAGCAAATTTTGAAAGATAAGGTGAATGACGCACTTGCAGAACTTGCAGAAATGCGGATCGAAGTCGTTAATCCTGTCAGGGCATCCGACACTGGCGACAGTGATGAAGAAGGCTCTGAGGGTAGCGACACCGCCGCCTGATTTAACGGTTTCAGAATGGGCTGATGAATTTAGGCGATTATCCCCAGAAGCATCAGCGGAGCCGGGGAAATGGTCAACGGCTCGCGCTGAATATCAGCGTGGCATGATGGATGCTGTTAGCGATCCGCGAGCAGAAACCGTTGTTTTTATGACTTCCTCGCAAATTGGCAAAACCGAAATTGTAAATAATATTTGCGCTTATCACATCAGCCAAGACGCCGCGCCTGTTTTGGTGGTTCAGCCTACGCTGGAAATGGCTAAATCTTGGTCGCAAGAGCGTCTTGCGCCAATGATCCGCGACACGGATTCTTTATCTGGCTTAATTGCAGACAGTAGAACCCGCGACAGTGGAAACACCATGCTGCATAAGGTTTTTCCTAACGGGCATCTTTCTATAGTGGGCGCGAACTCTGCCGCTGGTTTAGCCAGCCGCCCGATTAGAATTGTTCTGATGGACGAAGTTGATCGCTATCCTTTATCGGCTGGCGCGGAAGGTGATCCCGTTCAGCTTGCAATCCGGCGTAGCGCGACCTTCTGGAACCGCAAAATAATCATGGTTTCCACCCCAACAAACAAAGATGAAAGCCGAATCGAGCAAGCATTTCTGGAAAGCGACCAGCGAAAATACCACGTTCCCTGCCGGGATTGCGGGGAATATCAGGTTTTAGATTGGAAAAACGTCCAGTGGCAAAAGGATCAGCCCGAAACGGCTGGCTATGTTTGCGAGCATTGCGGGTCTTTTTGGGATGATGCGGCGCGATATAACGCTGTTAAACGGGGAAAGTGGAAGGCTTCCGCGCCGTTTACCGGGACGATTGGCTTTCATTTAAGCGGTCTTTACTCGCCGTGGACGCCATTAGCACAGGCGGCGCAAGAATTTCTGCAATCAAAAGCCGACCCTATGCGCCTTAAAACGTGGATAAACACCTATCTGGGGCAAAGCTGGGAAGAAGATGGCGAGGGGGTTACAGAGGAAACCATACACGGGCGCGAAAGCTTTGATCCAAACACGCTCCCGGAAGAAGTGGTTTTAATAACCGCTGGCGTGGACGTTCAAGATGATCGGCTTGAAGTTGAATATCTGGGGCATGGCCGGGACGGGGAAACTTATAGCTTAGATTATAAAATCCTTTACGGTGATCCGTCATCGCCGCAAGTCTGGGGATTGCTTGACACGGCACTGCGAGAAACGTGGGATCACCCGCGAGGCGTTGAGCTTCCAGTAAGATGCGCTTGCATTGACTCCGGGGGCCATCACACCAACGCAACTTATACTTTTGTGAAGCCGCGAGAGGGTCAGCGGATCTTTGCAATTAAGGGTGTGGGCGGCGAAGGGCGACCGCATGTAGGAAAACCGTCGAAAAATAATCGGCAATCTGTTAGACTGTTTCCAGTGGGTGTAGATGGAATTAAAGATTTAGTGTATTCTAGGTTAAGAATTACGGAGCCGGGGCCGGGTTATTGCCATTTTCCGATAGGAAGATCGGACGAATATTTCGCCCAGCTTACGGCTGAAAAGTTGGTGACTAGATATAGGAAGGGTTACAAGCGGAAAGAATGGGTGCAAACCCGACCCCGGAACGAGGCTCTTGATTGCAGGGTGTACGCTATCGCCGCTCTTGCTATTTTGAACCTGAATGTTAATAGTCTAGCGAATAGGTTTGCTCAAAAGGCGGCAGAAGAACAAACCAAGGAGCCTGACGTAAAAGAGGAAAAACCGCAATTCAAAAGGTCGAGGCAAAGACCGATTAGAAATCAGGGCGGTTTTGCGAACTCTTGGAGATAATAAATGGCAAACTTGTTTGATGCCGCAAACGCACCAGAAACGGAACCCGATGAGTTTGTCATTGGCGATTTTGTGCAGTGGAAGCGGAGCGACCTTCATTCCGATTACCCTAATGACACTTATACTGCGACTTATATAAGCCGATCAGCCCACGGCGGCGGCGATCATGAATTTCAAGTTGTGGGAACCGCAAGCGGGACAGACTTTCTTTTTACAATAGCAAGCGCGACTTCTGAGAATTTCGAGGCTGGTCATCATCACTGGCATTTGGAGATTGTGCGCGATAGCGATAGTTCGCGGATTGTAATCGATCAGGGCCATTGGGATGTTGGGACTGATATAGATGTCAACAACACCGATCCGCGAAGCCATGCGGAAATAATGGTTGATAAGATCCAGAGCCTCTTAGAAAACCGGGCTGACAATGATGTTTCAAATTATTCTATTCAAGGTCGCTCGCTTGTAAAGCTAACTATCGATGATCTTTTGCGCTGGCGCGATTATTACGCTTCCGAAGTCGCAAGAGAAAAACGTAAAGAGCGCCGCAAGCGTGGCAAGCCGACAGGCGCGACAATAGTGGCGAGGTTTTAAAGATGGGCGTTTTCGATTTCTTCAAAAGAGATAAAAAGGTCAAATCAAGACGCTCTTATAAAGCCGCCCAAACTGGTCGGCTTTTCGCAGATTTTACGGCTTCTAGCAGATCGCCCGATGCGGAAATAAAACAAGCGTTGCAATCTATCCGTTATCGCTGCCGGGATCTTGCTCGAAATGATGAATATGCGCGGCGCTTTTTGACGCTGATGAAGGTGAACGTTATTGGCGAGCAGGGCATCCGCGTTCAAGTAAAGGCAAAGAATAGCGACAACAGCTTTGATGCGCCGGGAAACACTATTATTGAAAACGCATTTAAGGTTTGGGGGCGCAAAGGTAATTGCACCGTTGATGGGCGTTATTCGTGGGTCGATGCCCAGCGGTTTGCAATTGAAAATCTAGCGCGTGATGGCGAGGTTTTAATTCGTCTGGTAAATTACCGGGATAACCAAGAACGCTTTGCGATAGAGTTTCTTGAGCCTG